ATAAGTGAAGAAAGTTCGGATAACGAATTTATAATAATATAAATATGAACGATTTAAGAATAGTAAATTTAAGTACTTACACAACTCCAGAAATTGTTGAGAAATCAAATAAAGAATGGGTTAGTTATGGTTCTGATAACAATTATTTTAAGTACTTAATTGACCGTTACAATGGTAGTCCAACAAATAATGCTATTATAAACGGTATTAGCGAAATGATTTACGGACGTGGGTTAGATGCTTTAAACTCAAATAAAAAGCCGGAACAGTACGCTAAAATGATTTCTTTGTTTCATAAAGATATGGTTCGTAAATTATGCTATGACCTTAAACTTATGGGGCAATGCGCTATGCAGGTAATTTATTCTAAGGATAAAAAAACAGTTGCACGAGTTGAACACATACCAGTTGAGAATTTAAGAGCAGAAAAATGCAACGAAAAAGGAGAAATAGAAGCGTATTACTATGCAGATGACTGGAAGAAAGTTAAGAACGTAGGACACACAACTAGAATACCATCTTTTGGAAGTAGTAAAGAAAACATAGAAATTATTTACGTTAAACCTTACAGAGCAGGATATAAGTATTATTCAAGTCCAGATTATGCAGGTGGTTTACAATATGCAGAACTAGAGCAAGAGATAAGCAACTATCATTTAAACAATATCCTGAACGGTTTAGCGCCTAGTATGTTAATTAACTTTAACAACGGAACGCCAAACGCAGAAGAACGCCAAGCCTTAGAAAATAGAATATATTCAAAGTTCAGCGGTTCAAGTAATGCAGGTAAATTTATACTAGCATTTAACGATAACCCAGAAAGCGCTGCAACTATTGAGCCTATTCAGTTAAGCGAAGCACACCAACAATATCAATTTTTAAGCGATGAAAGTTCTAAAAAAGTTATGGTATCACACAGAGTGGTTTCACCTATGCTTTTAGGAATTAAAGATAATAGCGGTTTAGGTAATAATGCTGAAGAACTAAAAACTGCTAGTACATTAATGGATAACACCGTTATAAGACCATTTCAGATGCTTTTAATAGATGCTTTTGATAGTATACTAGCATTTAACCAAATGAGCCTTAAACTGTACTTTAAAACGCTTCAACCATTAGAATTTACAGACTTAGAAAACGTTGAGGACGCAGAAACTAGAGAAGAAGAAACAGGGGTTAAACTTAGTCAAGAATTACCAGATGAAGTAGGTAGTGATATAGCGGATGAATTAATAGATTTAGGACAAGATGAAAGCGAGTTATTAGCTGAGTATGATTTGGTAGATGAAAGTGAAGTTGATTATGAGCTAAATGATGAACTTGATGAAGTTATAACAGACCTAAACACTGAACCAGAAAAAGACGAAACAACGTTATCTAAAATATGGAATTTTGTAAGCACAGGAACAGCTAAACCAAACGCAAAAAGTACACAAGATGGCAAATCAAAACAAGATAGTCAAAAGGGTGTTGAGTTCTTAGTACGTTATTCTTATGCACCAGAAAAAGCAGGGTCAAACAGCCGACAGTTTTGTTCTAAAATGATAGGGGCTAAAAAGGTTTATCGTAAAGAAGATATCGTAGCAATGGGCAAAAAATCTGTTAATGAAGGTTTTGGTAAAGGCGGTTCTGATACTTATTCAATATGGTTATATAAAGGCGGTGCAAGATGCAATCATAAATGGTTTAGAAAAACTTACCAAATTAAAAACGGTGAAAAAAGTCAAATAACAAGCGGTCAAGCAAAAAGCAAGGGTTTTAAAATGCCTAAGAACGCTCAAAAAGTACCAGTAGCACCAAAGGATATGAAGTATAAAGGTTATACTGCTGAATATTGGAATAAAATGAAATTCAAAAACTAAATGGCAACAGCATTATTTATATCAAGAACTGACTTAGTACGAAATTCTATCTTAGATGGGAATGTAGATACTGATAAATTTATTCAGTTTATTAAACTAGGTCAAGAAATTGACATACAAAACCTACTAGGAACGGATTTATACAATCGAATAAGTACGGATATTGAAAACAGTACTTTATCTGGTGATTATTTAGCCCTTGTAAGCGACTATATACAACCAACCTTAATATGGTTTGCACAAGTTAATTATATTCCATTTGCAGCGTATCAAATTAAGAATGGGGGAGTGTTTAAACATTCAAGCGAAACAGCAGAAAACGTTAATAAAACAGAAGTTGATTATTTAGTAGGCAAAGCTAGAGAGTATGCAAACTATTATAGCACTAGACTAGTAGATTATTTATGTTTTAATCAGTCTAAGTTCCCTGAGTACACAAGCAATAGCGATAACGATATAAGCCCAGATACAGATACAGTATTTAATGGTTGGGTTTTATGAAGTATAAGGTAAAGAAGAAAAACTTAAATAAGTTAATGAATTATTTAAGGAAAGACACTAAAAACTTAAATAATGAGAGGGAATATATCAAACGCAATAAGTAAAGATAGCGTTAAAAGAGGTTATGTAAGTGAAAAAATAAGTGTAACTTGGAGGCACTATATAAGCGGTATTTCTACATATACTTTATATGATACAGGTTCTACTACTGCATTCCCTTATGCTTATGGTGGTATTCCTGTACCTTATAATGCTTATTTTAGTCAGTTTATGTTATCGTCTTTGCCTTATTCATATACGCAATTCCCTAACGGTAGTTCTTTAACTTTGAGCGTTTATGTAGATGGTACTTTAAAAGGCAGTCAAACAGGTTCTTATGGTAATAATGTAAGAGAAACAGTAATACTAGACTTTGGACAAACAATAGAAATAAATAGAGGTGAAACAGTAACGCTAAGACTTCAAGTAAATGGAGAATGGTGGTACAGTTCAAGTACATCAATAATAACACAGAGATAATGGAAAACCCAAAATTAGCATTAATACCAAGCGGATATAAAAGTGGTAAAGTTTACTCAATTTTACCTACTGATGGTGTTGGAGATTTTGATTATGAGCGTAATGGTGATGCTTCAAGAGTTCGGAAAGATGGACTTATAGAGGAATTAACAGTAGATGATACACCAAGATTAGATTGGTTAAATAGCGATTGCCCTAGTTTGTCATTAGAACCACAAAGGACAAATTTACAAGTAAGAAGCGAGCAATTCAACAATAGTTCTTGGGGTAAATTAAATTCAATTATTGATGCGAATAGTATTGTAAGTCCTAAAGGTGAATTAACTGCTGATAAATTTATTGCAAACACCACAACAGGAACGCATTACATACAAAGTACTGTTTCTAGTTTATCTACATCAAGTGAAGCTACATTTTCTATTTTTGTAAAAAAATCAGAAATTAGTCAATTACAATTATTATGCGCCCAAAATTCAAGCCCTTTTACGAATTGGGCTAGATTAAATTTTGATTTAAACAGTTTAACTGCATTTAGCAGTACCGTAGGCACATTTGGTTATAAAGATTACGGTAATGGTTGGTTAAGAGTTTTTGTAACAGGAACGCCAACAGGTTCAGGTGCATTAATTAGAGTTTCATTATTTAAAAATTTTGGTGATTATTTCGCAGGAAATAATATTGACGGTTTGTATATTTTCGGTGCACAAGTTGAACAAGGGAGTTATCCAACAAGCTATATAAAAACAACATCAAGTACAGTAACAAGGTTAAAAGATGTTTGTATAAATGGTGGAGATGCTGATTTGTTTGATATTACAGAGGGAACGTTTTTTGTAGATGCATATGCACCGAATAGCACAAATTCAACCATAATTTCATTAAGTAATGGTACTGATGCCCAAAAAATAACACTTCTTTTTGAGGCGGTAAATTCAAGGGTTAGGACTTATTCATCTGGTGGGGTATTATATTATAATAACTTAAGTTATAACCAAAGAAATAAAATACTAATAACGTTTAAACTTAACGAATATAAGACTTATATAAATGGCTCTTTAGTTAGTACCGACACAAGCGCAACAGTACCGACAGGAATGTTTAAATTGAATTTTTCTCATAACAACGGAACAATTTTACACTTTGAGGGCAAAGTACACGATACAAGAGTTTACGACAGAGTATTAACAGAAGCAGAAGCAGTAGAATTAACAACTATATAATGGAAATAAAACTAGGTAAATACGAATTTAAAAGCGAAGTGCAGGCTTTAGAAAAAATACAAGATTTAGGAGTTAATACAGATTTTGAGGGTAATGAATATCCAACACATAAACACGCTATTGTATTACTAGGTCATATAGTTTTAGAGCAGGGGGAATATGATGAGAATTTAGAAGAAATAAAAGCGCCTGTTTTAAGTGATAAATACCACGTAGACGTAGTTTGGAATGGTTTAGAAAGTCATCCATACGGTTGGAAAACTTATAGCGTAGATTTAGAGAGCGAGGGAATGCATCAATTTGCAGGAGTATCGTATTTAGAAAATAAAATGTAATGACAGTTCAAGATTTGAAAATAGGAATTTTAAATGCTGTTACTTTAGGTATCAGCTTTACACATATAGAGAATAGTTTAAAGATTATATTATTATTATTATCAATAGGCTATACAGCACAGAAGATATACGAAACGCACAAAAAGAATGACTAAAAACTTTAAAAAAAGTGAGTTTGATTGTAAGTGTGGTTGTGAAATGCCAGATGATGTATTTGTAAATATTTCTAAACTAGCAAACCAATTACAGTACATTCGTGATAATGTAGCTATGCCTATAACTATAAATAGTGCTTATAGATGTGAAGCACATAATAAGTCCGTAGGCGGTTCTGTAAACTCTCAACACTTACTAGGCAAAGCTGCTGATATTGTTATTAAAGGGTTAGACCCTGTTTTAGATACTTACGATTATTTAGATGAATTAATGTTATCAGGAGAAATACTTCAAGGCGGTTTAGGTATGTATAAAACTTTCACACATTACGATATTAGAAAAACTAAAGCACGTTGGAATAATGCCTAAATACAAAGATAAAAACGGAACTACAAGGGTAGGCGATGCTTTACGTTGGTTATTAAAGCAAGGCAAAGAAGTAGCACCAGAACTGTTAAAAATAGCAGGGAACGTTACAGGAATAGAAGCCTTAGAGGTTTTAGCATCTAAAATAGGAGCTGATGAAAAACTAAGCGAAACCGATAAACAACTTTTATTAGAAGAATTAAACTTTGATAAAATAGAAATGCAAGAAACCACAAAAAGGTGGGTTTCGGATAACAATACAGATAGTTACTTAACACGTAATATAAGACCCTTAACACTAGCCTTTCTAACGGCTACACTATTTATATATATAATATTAGATAGTTCTTTAGAGGGCTTTAAAATATCTCCTGATTGGATTGATTTGCTTAGTTCTTTATTACTTTTGGTTTATGGTGGTTATTTCGGTATGCGTTCAGCAGAGAAGATAACTAAGAATTGGAAAAATAAATAGCTTTTTACTTTTTTTTCTAAAATAAAATATATAACTTTGAATTTTTTATTAAAACTAGACATTTAGTTAAATGTTTTGTTGCCCTTAAAGGCAAAAAAAACAAATACAAAATAAATAGATATAAAAAGTTAAATAAAATATAAGACTTAGGGAAACTAATCAAATGGCAAAAAGAACACAACGCAAAAAATTAGTAGATAAATTAGATAAGGTTTTTAGTATATATATAAGACGTCGGTTTGCTAATAATGATATAGCAGAGTGCTTCACTTGTGGTAAACAAGACCATTGGAAGAAGCTGCAAAACGGTCACTTTCAAAGTCGTAAGCACTATTCTACTAGGTGGCACGAACAAAACTGCCAAGTTCAGTGTGCAGGTTGTAATGTTTTCAGATACGGAGAACAATATAAATTTTCTAAGAATTTAGATAACACTTATTATAGTGGTTTAGC